AAATCGACCAATTTTTGATCGTGTGCGATTTCGGTGTCATTGTCCCAATCACCGCCCCACCTGATCACGTGTTTCGTTTTGCCACTTTCAAACAATATTTTGGACGCCGCATAAAACGCGCCCGCAATGACACCCAACGTTCGGTGATCAAACGCCAAGTTTTTTCGGTGCGGAACGAATGCGTAAACGTCAACCGCCCGCGCCCATTTGAATTCGGGATCGTCGGGGATCGTGATATGTTTTGCAACTTTAGCCAACGCACGCGGCGACGGGTATCGTTTCGGATTGATCCGTGACGCGCCCGTTTCGAAATATTGTTGTTGTTGCGCGATCGTTCGTTCGCCCTGACTGATCCCGAAATCGACGTGGGACAATTCCAACGCCAAATTTGTGATCATGATCAAATCCGCGTGACACGTGTCGCGTCGTTCACGGCTTGTTTTGCTGAATTGATGTTCGTTCATTGGTGTTCGTTTAAAATGTGACCGTATTTTTCAAAAAATGAAACCCGTTGCCGTTCGTATTCGTCAAATTTACGATCGAATTTTGATTCAAACATGATCATTCGTTCGGTCGAATTTGTCAATTTGGCGTCCAACGACGACAACATTTGCAACATTTGGGTGTGTCGGGGCAACTGATCCGATCGTGTTTGTTCCAATGATCGCAAACGTGATTCGATTGTCGGAATTTTCGACAACCAGCTGTTTGTGTCGTCCTGATTTTTTTCGATGTGATCCAAACGTGTGTTTGTTTGGTTGATCGATTTCATAATGTTGAACAAACCGATCGCAACGGGAACCCCGATTGCGACGGCGATCGTTATGAACCCGAAAAACGATTGTGTGATTGTGATTGCTTTGTCCATGATTAATATTTTCCCATGTCCGAAACATTGATCAACAAATTCCCGTCAAATTTCACCGCAAACGTCAAATTGACGTCCGAAACGAATTTGTTCACCAAAAATATTTGACGCGTTTCCGACGGGTCAATGTCCACATTTCCCGATCCGTCACGAATCGCGAAACCCGTGAACAATTCATGGTTGGTCGGAACATTTTTGATCCTGATCATGTCCATACCTGAATAATTCGGGCAATTTATTTCGATTCTATACAACCGATTTCTTTTGAATTTGATTCCCAACGCAACCCCCGACGCGTGCAATGCGGGATCCCCGCCACGCGCCGAATTCGTGAGTGTCAAATCCTGAAATGATCCATAAGACGAACCAATGATCTTTAACTGTCGAACGTGTGCCGACCTGATCAAATTTTCGTTGATCCCCGTCGTCGCGTCATTGATTTGTGTGTTCAAAACATTGAACACCGTCAACGATGTCCAAATTTCATTCATTGACGTGAATTGCAACGCGACAATGTCCGATCCCGACGCCGCCCCGTCAATGTCCGAATTCGTCAATTTCATTCGCCTGACCTGATAAGTGTCAACCGTGACGCCATTTTCAAACGTTTCCGATCCCGTGACGTCATTCGTCACGACTTGTTTCCAATAATAGTCGCCCGCGCCCGCCAGCTTTGTGACGGAATGCGCGTCAACCAACCAAATTTCGTTTTCGGCAAAAATCGCCCCCATGGCGACATTGTACGATCCGCCCGCGTCGGTGACGGTTGCCCCCCACAAACGGAAACCCGCGTTGTCGTCTTTGTCCAATGCTTTGGCGATTGATTTGAATGTTTGTAAATTCGCGTTTTCTATCCAACGCAAATCGTCCAAATCGAAAGGCATTCCCCCGTTGTTCGATGTGATTAATTTATCCATTTTTTGTTTTGCTTTTTAGTTTGTTTTTTATGCGGAAATTATTTCGTATTCGTGACCCGCGATCACGAATTTGTCAACCTGAATTTTGATGTTGTTTCGAACCTGATCCGTCAACGTGATCGACAACGGAACAATGACCTGAAAAACAACCCCGTTTCCAATTTCGGTTTTGTTGTACAAATGTAATTGATCGCGAACAACCGTCCAAAATGCGGGATTTGACGCGGGTGTGTTTCCCGTGGATCCCGACGTCGCACGATAAACGATCCCGACGGACGTCACACGATCCCCGACCACGTACGCGGTCGCGGGATTGAATTTGTTCGCGGTGTACGTTTCGCGCCCCTCGATTTTGTTGAACACGAACGGGTTTTGCGTCAACTGAATGTTTTCAATTTCGAAACCCTGATTCACGGGATCGAATTTGTCGTTCAACCATTTTTCCAAATACAAACGTTGCCCCGTGAATTGTAGTTCGTAATCTTTCAACGTCCTGAATGATTTCAACGAATCGTTGGCGATCGACGCCCCCCACGTGATCACCCCGATCCATTGTTTGTTTCGTGGTGATCGTAGGAACCACGGTGTCAAATTTTTTCCGAAACGTGCAAAATTTATATTGTACATTTTAAATTGAATTTTTGTTTGTGAATGTCAAAACGGAATCAATTTCGTCCAATATCGCGTGACCCGCAAACGGGGTCAAATCTTTGTCAATTGGTGAATAAGGGAAACCGCCATATTTCGCCGCCGATGAATTCAACACGGGATCAACAACCCCGTCGATCGCTTGCAACGTGTCGATCAATGACGTCAAATTCAAAACACCGTTGAACGGCAAATTTGAAATGAATTCATTGATCGCGTCACGAACGGGAAATGTTGCGGGATCCGTGATCAATGATCCGTCCACGGACAACACCAACGGATCGAAAACGATTTCCAAATCCAATTTGATGTCGTCGGGATCGTCCGAAATGACAACGTATTGCGTCCCCGCGTACACCAACCCGTCGATGTACGACGCGAATGACGTTTTTTCGGGTGCCGTCAATTTTTCGGGCAACCCGCCAACGTTCAATTTCGCGACTTTGAATTGAACCGTTTGTCCTGATACAACAACCGCCGCACGTTTGACGATTTGCGCCGCCGTGTCGGTTGTCGAATAAACGAATTGCGATCCGTTGAACGTCAACAAATATCCGAATTGATATTCCAACGCCTTTTGACGTAAAAACGCCAACGTTCCCCACTCTTTGTCCGCCACAAAGGTTTCAACCTCTGAACGATGTTTGTCGATTAATAATTCGACCGTATGTGATCCGACCGCCACGATCCACAACCACAATCGCCAAATGGCGACAACCGAATTTGATGTCAAATCGGTTTTCAGGTCGTCCGCGGTGTCGGACAAAGGTGTCAACGACGTCAAATCGGGTTGCGATTGTTTCGCCGTGATTAGTTCGTCATAAATTTCATTGATTGTTCGTGCCATTGTTTTGTTTGTTTTATGGTATTAAAATGAACGTTGATCCGCTTGTGTAATTAAATATTAATTCTCGCGCATTCGTGTCCCATTGAATGTCGATCAAATCGCCCAACGGCGCGCCGTTTTCGGACCCCTGAATCGCGTTTCCTTTTGAATCCAATTCGGTTTGCAATCCCGTGATTTTGGAAATTGCCAACGACGGAATTCGTGTGGTTGTGAATGTTCCCGACGTAATTTTCGACGCTGCCAACGACGGAATTCGTGTGGTTGTGAACGTCCCCGACGTAATGTCACCCGCGGCGTGTGTGTGCGCCGTGGGTGATTTCCCGTCCAATTGGGTTTGCAATCCTGATATTTGTTTGATTGCCAACATATTAAATTGATGAATATTTCACGATTATTTCGTCCGACGGTTCGATTGCAAATGGCAACGTGATGTCGATCCCCGTTGTTCCGAATGTTGGCGTGTTTTGAACCATTAGTCCGTTGACCGTAACGTCAACCGCATGATCCGCCGCAACGGCATTGATCGTCGTGATTCCGTACAATGTTGACGCGGGGTGCGTGATCCCCGTGAAAATTTCGGTGAACGTTGTGAATTCAACTTCGGCGGCGTTCGCAATTGACAACGCGTTGTTTGCGGTTGTTTGTGCGTTTGACGCCGTGGTTGCCGCTGAATTCGCCGTTGATTGTGCCGTTGTGATATCCGTCACATTGGTCGAAATATCTGAAACATTGGTCGCGATTTGCGATTCCATGGTGTCAAGATCGACCGCTTGTGTCACCGTGATGAAATTCACCTTTGATTGTTGCGCGTCCGTGAATGCGTTCGTGTTCGCGTTTGATTCATACGCCGTTTTGACCGCCGCCGCTGACAATGCGTTTTGCAATGAATCTTCGTCCGCGATTTTTTCGAACGTTGCGTTTGTTCCGTTGTTCGGGGATCCGATCGCCGTCACTAAGTACAACGCCCATTTTCCGTCACCGTCGTCAATCACGAAAATTCGTTCCGTCACCGACAAATCGGTCAACGCGGTTCGCGCTGCAATATTCGCAACGGATCGCGCGTTTTGCGTCCCCGCAATTAATGAATCGACTTCGGCGACTGAATACACGGACAAATTTGTTCGCGCGGTTGTGACGTTGTTGACGTCCGATAAATTGTTGGCTTTTTTCATGACAACCGTGTCCAACGCTTTGGCGTCCAATGCGGTTTGCAGCCCAACGACTTGTTTGATTTTGATTTGTGACATTTTATTTTCTGTTTTAAGTGTTAAATTATACTAAATTAATAAGGAACATTTGATCGTCGGTGTCTAAATCGAAACTTTGACCCCACGTCAACACCGATCCGTTCCATGTGAAATCGATGTTTTCGTCATATCGGACACCGTTGATTTCCAAATTCAAAATTTCCCCGATGTCCGTCAAAGGAAAATTAAATGTTCCCGCGATTAGGATCGACACGTTTGTTCGTGTGATCACTTTTTCGGAAATTTTGTTCCAATCGGTGTTCGCGGTGCCACCTTTCAACCTGAACGTTTCGCCCGTGGATTGAACAAATGTTGTCATTCCCTGAAAACGAACCGACATTGAATTTCGTTCGGCAATATCCGCCACGACGGTGTCGGGTTTGATGATCATTGACCATTCCGTGAACGCGTTGAAAACACCGATCGTCGGTGATCCAACCGCCGTCCAAATTTGCGACCCGAAAACAACGTTGTTTCCCGCCGAATATTGAACACCCGCCGACCACGCGCCCAAACCAACACCCGTTCCGATCGAAACCGAATCAATGATGTCGATCAACACGTCATTCAGGACGTCCCCCGTGATCAAACGTGCGCCGTTGGCACGAATTTTCGCGTTGGTTTGATCGATCAATTGTTGTTTGGTCAATATTGCCATTTCTTAAAGATTTTTGTTTTCCAAATATCCAACGAAAAACAAATTGTTCAAATCGTCATAAACGAACCCGCCGTCGATCACTAACATTTGACCGTTTCCGACTGCAACGACCGCCCCCGTCGAAACGACATTGTGTGACGTGGGATTTCCCGTGTCCACATACTGAAAATTGATTGTGACGTTTTGCGACGAACCTGACGTGTTTCGAATCGCCGCCGTGAATCGATCATGGTTCAACCCGTTCAAAAAATTCCCCGCGTTGATTGTAATATCCGCGCCGTTCAAATCCGCGAAAAAATGCGGATCGGTTTCAAGTTCAACCGTATTTCCCGCCGTCGCCAACGCGGCACCGTCGAAATATAACGGATTCAAAAAAGATTGTCGCGTGTCCAATGCGGTTTGCAGCCCCGTGATGTTCGCGATCGTGTGCGTGTGAACCGCCGCAGCTTTTGAATCCCACGTGAGGATTTGCGTCGGTGTGACGAATCGTTGTGTTGTCCCTTGCTGAACGTTGTCCAATGTATCGTCGCCGAACATGAACACGGAATCAAACAAATCGACAAATTCCGATTGTGTCGGAACGTCCGACGTTTCGAACCTTGTTTTGTGGTTTATTCGTGTGATTATTGCCATTTTATTTCCTTTTTAGTTTATCCAATTGTGAATGATATTCCGATTTGATCCGTTCCGATTCCGCCGCCACCCGCGCCCGCGTTGAAATCATGGTTGAAATCACCGTTGAAATCGTCCGACGGTTTGACGCCATTCACGGGAATGAACGTTTGTTTTTTGTACGACTGCAAAACAATGAAATCCAATTCGGTGTCATTGCCCGTTTCAATTTTGTCACCTGATCCCGCGTCCCAATTCAATTCGTCGGGTGCGTTTCCTTTGATCAAAAATTCCAATCCCAATTCAACGGAACCGTGCGCCGCCAAAATTGCGTCGAATATGTTTTGCCCCTCGTTTATTGTTACTTTCATTTTATTTGATCTTTTGTGCGTTCACGGTGATTTCAAAATTTTCGTCAATGGTGATCCCGTCGGGTTCGTAGTTGTCCAGCTTCAAGTTTGTTCGAATTCGATTTTTCAAATTTTGGATCGTCACCGCTGAATTCATTTCATTCAATATTCCAGCCCCGATCAACGGTGATTGATAAAATTGACCGCGGTGTGATTGAACGATGTTCCGAACGTTTTGTTGATCGGAATTCCCGATCACGAAATCGCCGTTTTCGATTCTCAAATCGCCCGTGGTAAAACTGAATAAAATGTCGCGTGTGTCCATGGTTGTTTTTTTATGTTATTGTAGCAATTGACGGGGCGGTTGTTGCGCCCGTTTGCGCCGCCGCCGTTCCCGTGGTCGCCACGGGAATTCCCGCGGGAACCGTGATCGTTGCGGATTTCAAAAATGTTTCAACGGCGGTCGCGATTTTGTCCGCGATCCGATCAATCGATTGCGACGCGTCGTCGGTCGATGTTTTTTCCGATTCAAACGCCGATTTGATTTCCGATTTCAATTGTGATTTGATTAATGTCATTTTATGTTTTCAAATTTCGTTTATTCTTTTTTATTATTCAAATAGTTCGTTGACGGCTTTTTCAATTGGGGTCAATGACGCGGCGTTGATCGCCGTTGACGACGCCCCCGACGGTGTCGGGAATGTGGCAACCTTAATCATTCCGATCAAATCCAACAATATCTGTTTCAAATCGGCGGTTTCGTTTTTCATGACGATCGTGTCGATTTCAGTCACCAACGAAACGAACGCGTTGTTGTCGTCCAAAAATGTGACAACAACGAACGCGCCGTTCGCGGGATTTGCTATGAACCCCACCGTGTCCGATTCGGTCGCGGTGTAACGAACCCCGAAAATTTCGGGTGATCCGTCAACGGGTTCAACAACACACGTTCGTTTCGATTTGTCAACCGATTGGATCGTTCCGATCACGGAATAAATTTCCGCCCCCGTGTCGGTTGCTTTTTTTATTGCGTCCCTTATATTCATTTTAAGCCACTTTAAGCCACTTTATTATTGCGGGGTGTATACTCACCCCAATTCCTTTCAATAATGCAACACGCGTCAAATTTGCCATAATTAGAACGATTTTTGACCCAATTCAACCACCTGACGGAACCCCGATGTGACGTCGAATTCGTTTCGGACGGCTTTCACCCCGTATTTTGTCGAACCGTCACCACGTTCGGGATTCAATTCGTCGGTCAAAATTATTTTGTCGCCGTGTGCGATCATTGGTTCGCCGAACATTTGGAACGATCCACGGAATCCCGTGAATTTCAAATCGTCCGCGTGTTGTTCCGCTAATTTTTTTAGTTCGGAAACCGATGTCACGTTGTACGTGGTGAACGTTCGTTGTTCACCGTCCGCGTCGCCGACTTCGGTTTCGATCTTTGTGTTGTCGGGCAAAATTGAAATCGCCTTGACTTTCAATTTGATGTTTTCCCCGTCCTGATATTCCAACGACGATCCGTCCAACGGAATGTCGCGTTGAAAATGAATGTTGTGTGTCGTTCCTGAACTTTGAATGTATGGCAACCCCGAAAAAATGTCCAACCCTTTGAACCACGTCCGCACGCCATACGTCGTCCGAATTTTGTCAATGATTTGTGACAACGTCATATTTTTCACGCGCAACGATCCGATGTTTGCGTCGATCGCGTTGATCGATCCCAAACCCGACGGGAAATTGTCCGTGATCAATGATTTGACCGTGACGTTTTGCCCTGAAAAATTGATCGCCTTTTGTTTGCACAACCACGCGCCGTCCTGACAATGAATTTTCGTCACGACATCCGGTTCGATCTTTGAAACAAACCCAACAAATCGCGTTGTCAAGCTTGGCAAATATCCCGCTTTGATCGTCACGGGGTCGTTGACCGACACCAATGATTCAATTCGTTTTCGTTCCTTTTGGTAAACAATCAAACGCGGCAATTCAATGATCGCCGTGTCCGTGAATTTGTCCCACGTGGATTCAATTTCAAATCGACGAACAAATGTTGTCGTCAACGTTCCGATCGATATTTCACAAATTAATCGTTTCATATCAATTCGATCGGGCGATCCGACAACATTCGGATCGAAAATGGTTGAACGTTACGGAACCCCGCGGATTGTTGCAATCCGTACGATTCAACAACAACGTTTGAAATTCCAAAATATCCCAAAAATTCCGATGTGATTTCCACCGGTTCGGGAATTGACATGAGTTTGACGAATTTTTGAACGTCGTTTTCGGGATATGCGTTCGGATCCGAACCAATGATTGATCCCGACACCGTGATTTCGAAATCGCCGTCACTTGTATATTCTTTGACGGTTCCGTTGAACCCCTGAACCGCCGTTTTGACGATGTTTTTCGATTGTGCCACCTGAAACAACACCGTGTCGATTCGCAACCCTGAAAACGATTGATCGTTGCCGTCGATGTCCGTGAATGTTCCCGTCGCGCCCGTGGACGGATCGGGTTCAAAAATAAGATTCGAAAACACCGCCGTGTTCAAATACGATTGTTGATCACTTTGTTCGATCGCCGCGTCACCGACGTCGAAAATCAACGATTTGATTTGACCCGTTGCAATCCCTTTCAAAATTGCCTTTGGATCAATGACGAACGGGGAAATCCCCGATTGTTTCAAATATGGTTGTTGTTTGTTGAATGTTGTGTTGTTGAATTCCGCCATGATTAGTCAATTGATGTTTGAACGTCGTTGACCGCCGTCAATAATGTTTCCAAAACAATGTCACGAATCTGATCGCGCGATTGTTCGATTCGTTCGGTTGATATTGTGAACGTGTCGATCAATTTGTCGATGTTGATGTTGAATTGTTTTGGTGCGTTGTTTGACATTGACGACATTCCCGATTTCAGGTTCCCCGCGGTCGTTGCCGTGGACAATAATTTTCCACCCGTCAACGCGCCCGTCGGAACATTCGTGTCGTCGGTTTCGTCAACCTTTGGTGTTTCGACTTTCAACGTGTTGTCGTCGCCGAAACCAAAAAATTCTTTGACCTTGTTGAACATTTTTCCGATCCATTCAAAAATCCCTTTGAATTTCTTTGTCATTGATTCGAAAAATTGCGGGAACAACGTTTTCACGCCCCTGATCAACAATGCGATCGGGTTATATTTCAAAATGAAATTCCCGACGGCGACAAACACCGATTTGATTTGTGGCAATATTCCACGAACCGAATCCATGAATTTTCCGACGCCCGCAACCGCTGAATCCCACATTCCGACAAATATGTCGGCGATCCACGATCCAAACATTTTCATGGCTTTCCAAATCCCGTCCACGATTTTTCGGAACGTTTCAAATTCATTGTAAGCCCAAACCAACCCCGCGACCAATGCGGCAATTCCCGCAATGACCAAACCAATAGGATTCGCCAACAATGCGGCGTTGAAATTAAACGTCGCCAACGTTGCAATGATCGCCTGAATTTTCATGATCCCCAACGCAATGGCAACCGTCCCGATCGCCGCCGCAATTCCTTTCAAAACCGCGGTGTTGTCCATGATCCAATTCCCGAATGACGTAAACACGGGCATGATCCCCGACAAAAATGACGTTTTCAAATCATTGATCATTGTGTTCATTCCGAACACCATGTCCGTGAACCCTGATCCCGTGTCCGCGACGTTGTCCAATTCCAAATCGATGTCTTTCAACCCCTTAATGAACTGAACCCCCGCGTCCTCACCCGCACCCTTGAAAATGTCCGCAATGACGGTTTGTTGTGCCGTCATGTCGAAATTTTCCATTTCGCCGACGATCTTTTGCATTGCTTGAAATGGTGAAACCGCACCCGACGACATATCCGCCAACAATTTGGACGAATCAATTCCGATCGATTGCAGCGCGTCACGCTGAATTTGCGTCATTTCACGCAACGACAACGTCATTTCCTTGATTGTGTCCGCGGCTTTGTCACTATACACCCCTTTTTTCGCACCGTCCGCGATCAACGCGATCGATTCGGACGCGGACAAACCCGCCGCCTTGAATTGTGCGGGATATTCACGCAACTGCTGCAAGAATTCACCGTTTATATTAGCACCCTTTCGGAAACCCTGAATGATCAACGCCAAATTCGATTCCATAGATCCGCCCATTTGTTTGGTTAACGTGTTCGCCGATTCCAACACACGGGACGTTTCAACGCCGTACGTGTCCGCAATTGCGCCCGCCTGACTGATCAACGCGTCGGACGATTCCCCCGTTGCGCCCGTGTACGCGTTGACAACGGATTGCAATTTTCCGAATTCCCGCGCCGCCTGACCAATTTCGTTCAAACCCAACGCAATGGCAACGCCGCCCGCCAACTTTGCCATTGTAGAAAATGACGAATTCAATTCGTCCGCTGATTCGCGGGTGTTGTCCAATGCGTCGTCCGCGTTTCGCAACTCGCCCGACATTTGGTCTTTTAATTTGATTATAAATTCCTCGAATTGTGCCATTTTTTATTTGCCTTTTTTGCCTTTGGGATCGCTGATCATTCCCGTCATGTTCTTTTGGTGAAAATCAATCGAGAATTGTAATTCACCCCACGTTTTCGCCCATTGTTCGTCGTTCAACGAATTCGGATCGATGTGAAAATAAAAACGGATCAACGCATTGATTTTCGTCAATTCCGCCGATCCGTTTTTCAATGGAACCCGATGTCGTTCTAAATTTTTTTTAAAACGGCGGTTTTTGATTGCACAAGTTGGAACGCTTGCATTGCAGCGGGAACCAACAAATCGCCGTCCGATTTGATTTCGTCGTCGCCACCAACCCAACAATTCAACAACACGATTTCACCCGCGCGGATATATTGTGGACGCCCTTGAATCGGCATTGCTAAACCCAACGCGGATTCTATCGTGTGTCGATCGGGTTTGCGCAAATACGCAACTTTCCCCTCGACTTCGATCGTGAATTCCGCCCCCTTTGGGATCGTGTTTTCCTTTGGCGTTTCCGCCCCTTTTTTGTTTTTGCTTTCTGACATTTTCGTGTGTTGTTAGGTTTGCAAATTTATTTGAATTCGATGTGGGAAACAACCAAATCGAACGATTTTGTCAAATCGGTGTCGTCCAACGATCCCGAAAACCCGTCAACCGTAAATTCACAATTTTTCAATGTGTGTTTTTTCGGTGATTGTGGGTTGCCAAATACGACAACAATGTCGAATGACGGAATCGCCAACAATGATCCGTTCGGCGCGGCGTCCCTGATCGATTCAACGTCCGTCATGGATATTTCAACCGACGCCGACGCGTTGATCGTACCGTGACCCCTTGAAACGGGACGTCGTCCCGCGCCAAAATTGTTCGTTTTCTCTTGTTCTTCCTGATATTCGATCGATGTGATCGACGGGATCGGAACCCCCATGATGTTGACAATAATTTGCCCAAAATCGTATGCTTGCCCGTTGATTAATGGTATCATTTTATTTTTTCTTTTAAAGTGTGAATATTAAACCGACACGGCGAAACCGATGTTGATTGTGATTTGTTTTGATACACCCACGGGGACAACCGCCACCGCAATGATCAAATTTGACGTCGTTAACACGTTTTGCGACGGATCGATTTTCACGGAAAACGCCGAAATTTCGGAATCCCTTTCCATTGAATCCAATCCACGCGCCGCCGCGTTTTCGAATATCGCCACCGAATTTTCGGTCAACGTTCCGTCGTCGTTTACGTCAACGGGTGAATTCAAATTCGGCAACATGAACGTTCGAATTTGTCGAACCGCTTTGTCCATGGTTCGATTGTTTTCGATCGTTGAAAAATCGTCCGATTGTGAAACCGCCGTCCACGAAAAATTCGCGTATGTCCCCGCGCGACCCGTGTGTGTTTTCAGGAACAAATATCCGAAATCGTTCAACGATGTTTCCAACGCCGCCGAAACGTTTTTGAATAGTTCACCCGAATTCAATTTCGGAACGCTGAATTCACCCGTTAACGCGAAATTGAATTTCGCCACCCAACCGATGCTTTCGTTCACTTTTGCAGCGGAAACCGCCCCCAAAAATGCGCCAACGGCGGGAATTGATGTTCCGTTTGATGTCGCCAACGCGGCACCAACTTTCGTTCCGTCCTGACCGATAACAACCGACACGTTCGGACAAAGTTCGGCGGATAATGTTGTATAATCGGACGCGTCCGTCAATCCTGAATCGTCAAATCCGATCAAACATTGGATCGGTTGATCGATTGATTTCAACGCGGTGATTTGCGTTTGGATCGCGTCATGAACGTCGTCCGTTCCGATTCGAACCAATGTCGTTCCCGACAAATCAACGATCCCGATTTGACGAATTTCGCCATTTGCGATCGACTGAATTTCCGCGATTTCGACGAATGTCGTTGTCATTGGGGTCGCAACCTGAATTGAAACCCACAATTTCCCCGACGGATTTTGGTCGAAAAATGTTTTGATCTGATAGTGTTCAACCGCGTGATTCGCGGAACCCTCTATGATCCCCAATTGTTCCGCTTGTTCCAACGAAAAAACCGCCTTTGTGCGGTCGTCCGCGGCAAATCCCGCGGGCAATGTATCGTTGAAAAATAATAGTGCGGAAATATGGTCGTTGTTTGGTAGTGGACGACCTAAACCGCCCGCGCCCCTTACGAATAAAATTTTTGGTGTTGCCATTGTTTATTTTCTTTTTGATTTTGTTGTTGTTTTCCCCTTTGTTTCGTCCGTCGGTTTTGGGGTGATCTGTTTCACGTGATAAATTTTCAAACCGTTTTTGCGGGCGTGTTTTGCCGCAAATTGATGTCCCGCAAAGGTCGCGGGGAACGTAGTTCCGTCCCCCGTGATCCACAATGCGGTTTTCAGTAGTTTGACTTTATTTTGTGACCGACATTCGTCGATTGTCAATTGTTCCATGTTGGATTAATTAAACGCCAACCGTTTGTTTCAATGTCACTATCCCCGTTTCCGTGGTGTACATTTTCGACGCGCCCAACATAACCATTGCGGACATTACGGAACCGTAATATTCGGGTTTGTCGTCGTCCGTGAAAACTTTGATTGATCCCAACGCTTTGGCAACGAATGACGGGTGATAAGCAAGCCCCGCGAATAAATCGCC